AACGGATACGGCAAGCTCGCGCCGACGCAGCAGAGGGGCATCATGCGCAAGGCCATTAACAAGCTCGTCGCCTCCGGCCTTGTCGTCCGCGACGGCTCGACCTTCAGCCTCGCCGAGCGGAAAGCAAAGAAGGCAGCTTAATCCCTACCACTCCGCGCCGAGGCCGGGCTTACCGCCCGGCCCTTTCTTTTGCCGGGATCAAGATTTGATCGCGGACCGTAGCCGCGATGTGGCTCATCATAACCGGAGGGACGGCTCGGCCTAGACGCTCCCACTGCTGGGCATAAGTGCCCGTCAGAACGAAGTCGTCGGGAAATCCGCAGATACGGCGAAGTTCCGCTATGCTGAACTTCCGCTTCTCTATCGGATGCGTGACAGAGGCTAGCGACGTATGCCCGCCAGACGCCGTAATCGTCGGGCACGGCTCGTCCAAATCCGGTCGAACAAGTTGGAAATACTTATCGGACTGTTCGCCCGGCTTGAGCTTGCCCCACTCGTCGCCGACCGCGTAGCGACTAATATCAGCCTCCGCCTCGACCTCGGGCTTGTCGAGATCGTCGCTCCTTCCAATCCATGGCAACGCATCACGGATCGAGTAGCGATAAGGCAGCGGCTTCGGGAAGACCGGCGCAAGCCCGAGGTCGTCGCGGACGCCGACGAAGATCAGGCGCTGGCGCGCCTGTGGAACGCCGAGCCACTGCGCGTCGAGCAATCGCGCTGAAACGCGGTAGCCGCACGCTTTAAGCGCAGCGAGAATTTCGAGGAAATATCCCTTCGCCGTACCCTTCACAAGGCCGCTGACGTTCTCGGCGACGAACACCTTCGGCCTGATCCCATCGACGAGGCGAGCGAACTCAAAGAACAGGTCATCGACGCGCTGCTCGGCGTCGGAATATTTCTTAACCTGCCCCCACGCCTTTTCCCGTTTGCCGGCGGTCGAGAACGACGCGCACGGAGGCGAGCCGTCGAATACGTCGAGCTCGCCCGGCCTTAGCCCGATCTGGTCGAGGATATCCTGAGCCGTAATCTCGCGGATATCCCGACCATCGACAATCGTCCCCGGTCGCGCGTTGGCAAGGTACGTCTCGCGCGCCGCCGGGATGAACTCGTTTGCCAGAAGGACGCGGAAGCCGGCCATGCGGTAGCCGGTCGATGATCCGCCACAGCCCGCGAAGGTCGAAACGACATTGAAGCCGTTCCACTCCATCGCGGCTATCTCCTTCATCGACGGGACGCGGTAAGGCGGCTTGTTCGGCTCGGCCTTCGGCATGGGCTCTCCGTCATACTCAATCGCTATATGGACCGGGCGGCCCGCGACGATTGATGGTGCCGGCATATCCGTGCAGTCGATAAACTCATGAGCCGTTCCGGGGAAATACTTCGCGCCCGGCGTATTCTTGAGCAGTCCGACCTGCCTCTCAATCCATATCCGCGTCACGCTGTCTTTCCGCTCCACCTATAACCGCACTTCGGACATTGGTGCTCGGTCTCGATATCCTCCCCGAACTCCGGGAAGTCATCCGGCGGCGACGCTTCCTTTTCTGCCGCCTCAAGCATCTTGTCGATTTCCTTAGCGCTAAAACCGATCAAGCCAACATCAAAGCCCTCTTCGGAAAGGTCGCCAAGCTCGATCTTCAGGAGCTCCTCATCCCACTCACCGCCTTCAGTCAGCTTGTTGTCAGCGAGCGTGTAGGCCCGGCGCTGCTCGTCGGTCCAACCTTTGGCGACGATAACCGGGACTTCTTCGAGCCCGGCCTCTTGCGCCGCCACAACGCGACCGTGCCCCGCAATGATCGTCCGGTGTTCATCGACGAGAACCGGGATCGTAAAGCCAAACTCCCGGATCGATGCGACGAGTTGCTTGATCTGCTCAGGCGGATGCTTCTTGGCGTTCCGAGCGTAGGGGATCAAGCTCGAAATCGGCCAGATTTCAACGGTTTCAGCATGGATGCGGACGGGCGCCTTGTTCAGCACATTTGCACCTTTCTGGAAAACCAAACCGGAAATTGCGAAATCTGAAAAACGCGCAATTTTCAGGCCGCCGCGGGAGCGCAGTCTTCAGGCCGGCCATACGGTCCCTATAGCACCCGCGATACCGTCGCGCGTTCGCAGCGCTCGCCTCGTCGCCTCGACCGCCTTACCTGCCTCTTGAGCTCGTCGCGCCTTCAGATGCGGTCGCTGCGGTCGTCCGCTTGAGGACGCGGCCTAGCCTGCCCGGCTGTTACCTGACAGGGCGCGATCCTCGAAAGACTGGTTGCGGAATGCCGTTTCGCGGCCTTCTCGCCGCCCAGGACCGGCCTCGAACGTCTCGCAGCTAGGTAGGTAGCTGCCAGAGCACGAAGCCTGCCTACGGGCTTCCTAGCCGCACCTAGCGCGTGCCTCGGAAAAGCAACGATTTATTTCTTAGCGCCGCGAGAGCAGGCGCCCGAGGTGGTGCTCGACGCGCGTAAGAACGAACGGTCCGGCCTTCTGCCATTCGTTGACGGTCGGCTCTTTGACGATCTCGCGCGCGATGTTCGGCCCCCAGAGCATGCCGAGAGGGCCGCGCTCCTTCGTCAACCTCACGTAGACGCCAGTTCCGCGCGTAAGTTGGGTTGTGCGGCTCTTGCTTCCCGCGCGGTCTCCGGGCTTTGCGCCGATCATGAACGAGCCGGGGAACAGGCGCCGCGTCCGCCAAGGCGCGGCGCTTACGCCTTTCTTGCGCTGCACGGCGTTATAAAGCCCGAGCGAGGTTTCGTCGCCGATAGCGGTTAGAGCGTATTCGAGCCGGACGGGCGTGGCCGGGACTGTAGCGAGCGCCTTATTGACGAGCCCACGCTTGATGCCGGTCTGCTGGACGAGCGAGCGAGAGACCTGTGTGCGCGCCTTGTTGCCGCCCTCGTTGAGCGAGCGCATGAAGACGATCTTCGCTTCTCGCCCCGATATCGACATGAGCTTGAGAGCGAAGCGCTCGACGATCTTGTCACCGACGACGACGACCTGCACGTGATATCCTCACCAGATGATGCGCCGCCACTCGCGCCAGCACTTGCGGCATTCGATGTGATAGACCGGGATGCCCCGGCTCTCGCTTACGCCGACGATTTCGGTATCGTGCGCCTCGTCCTCGTCGAACTGCCGTTCGCAGATACACGGTACCCCACGTTGCGACGCGACCGCGATAGCGGACGCAACGTCCGTCACCGGCTTTGCTTCCATGCCCTGTGTTGCCCCAAAAGAAAGCCCCGGTCCGCTAGGGCGGACCGGGGCGAGCGATGTGGTGTGTCGGACTGAGCGTCGCACCGCGCGACGCCTACGAACCAATCTTGCCCGATTGCATTTCCGAGCGCAAGAGCCTCGTCTGCCCGCTGTCTCGTTGCCACTGTTTGCGGGCGGCGCTGCATCGCCCGTCGGGCTTCGGTCATCAAGGGGGCGCGGCATAGCCGCAGCCGCTCCTCTCTCTCGTGGCTCTCCCTCAAAGCTCGTAGTCGTCGCCTATTGTAGAGAGAAATCCAGTTCGTCTCTCTCTCCTATCTCATCTCTCTTTCCTATCCTTTTAGAACCCGCGCCGTCCTGCGCCCCTTGAGGGGGCGCGTCCGGCGCTGGCTAAGGAGAGAGTTGATAATAGAGGTGAGGCTGTTGCGCGAAAGAAAGCCGGTTTTTTGGCTCGCCGTCAACGCTCTTTTTTGGCTCACTTCGCAGGCGGCATTGAGCGCCTCAGCGCAAATTATTGAGGCACAATAACAATTCGGCCTTGGCTCAGGTGTAGGAGAAAAATCGTTTTTTGTTGATAGGGGCTTGACAGGTTTTCGGCTCTCGGAGGGCTCCGGGGCGCTGTCGGAGTGTCCCCGGACGGCGCGAAAGTGTCCCCGAGCGCCCGGAATGTGTCCCCGGAGCGCACCGATATGTCCCCTAGGCCGGATTTCGTGTCCCTGACGCCGGAAAATGTGTCCCCGGACGGGCGGCAGGCAGCCGTCCGTCCGGCGCGTGCCTTACTTGACGACGAGAATGATCGTCAGGACAGCGGCAGGCATGCCCACAACGAACAGCATACCGCCGACGATCTCAGCTAAACGTTCCCACATTGTCGTCCTCCCTTCCTTCCGCGTGCGACTAGTTAATGGGCGGATTGCTCACAAGGCGCTCGGCCTCGGCGTGCGCCGTCTTGGCAACCGACTTCATAGTGGCGGAAAGCACATCGACAAACTCGTCGATATAGCCCTCAACATACGTTGTCCCGATCATGACAGCGAGGGCGCTTGCCGTCCCCAAGATGATGTGCTGCCGATCGATGCCCGCCTCGTTCATCACCTCGGCGATACGCAAGACAGAGCAGCGAACCGCTGTGAAGTCATCCGGATCGAAATTCGCCAACGTCCCCTCCCTCGGCTGGACTAGGGCTCAAGCGACAACGCGGTAAGGCTCGGTAGCGGCCCGCGCCAGCAGATCGTCTACGGCCCGCTTTGCTCCGCCGAGCCCCGCGCACTGCGTGACGCACACGCCGCCCCTAACCACGTCCCAAACCTCCGGTCGGCGATGGTAGATCAGATACCCTCGGTATTCTTTTGGGGTCCTGTCGGTGCTGTAAAACTCCGGTCCGTATTCAGGGCGCCCCGGTTTGTGCCAAGGGTTTCGGTAGGTTGTTAGGCTAGTCATCGTCGGGTCTCCCGGTTGCGGCGGCGCTCAATGCGCCGCCCTCTTCGGTCCGTCACCAATCGGCGTTAGCGGCCTCATCGCGCCACGCCAGCGGGGCGCGGGCGCGCTCGACGTCCTCGACCGTCGCTGGCTCCCAAGGGCTGCGCTCCGTCGGACCGTGCGTGTAGAGGCGCACGGTGCGCGCCACGATGCGTCCGTTGCGGCGCGTGATCTCGACGTACTCGCCGCAGCAGCCATCGGCTGCATAGACGTCGCTCTGGTAAACTTTGCTGGCCATGGTGGGGGGGCTCCTCTAGCTTGTGAGAGCGGCGATTAGCGCGCCGCCTGGATGCGTTCCCGAAGCCGCCCGAAAGCGGCGGCGAGGTCGTAGGCCGTGTACTCGTTGAGCTCCATGTGCGTCGGCCCGTCCTCGCTGCGGGCGAGACCCCAGCCGTCGATTGTCTCGATGGCAAGCTCCACGTCAGTGCTATCGTCCAGAACCGCCCGCTGAAAGTCTATGCCGTTCGCACCGCCAGCCGAAAGCCAATCCTCGGCGATGGCGTCGAGCATCTCGGTCGTGGTGCGGAAAAGGCTGTTTTGGAATTCGTTGCGGATCATAGCTGCATCTCCCGTGTCGGCTCTTCATCCATTCCCATTCGGGATGCTTTTTTTATAAGGCGCGTCGGTTGGAAATGCAACCAAAAAATGATCGGAAATGCAAAAAAAATGCCCCGCGCCGGATTGACCGAACGCGGGGCGTGCCGTGTGCCCGAGGAGACCGCTCGTGCGCCTAGGATCGTGCGCAAAACGGACGTTTTTTTCAAGCCCCTTCGCTAGTCTTGCGCTTCCGCGTCCGCATAAAAGCGGATAGCGCCTCACGGTTCGATTGGAGGCGACGCTGGCGCTCAACCTCCGCCTTCCAAAACGCCACCGCCTTTGCCATGGCCTCCTCGCGCGTCCTGCCGGGATGGGCGACCGGCAGACGGCGCGGCGCGGAGGGCGGCCGAAACACGATCCGCCAACGTCTCCCAATCCTCATCGCCGGTCTTGCACGAATATTCGAACAGGAAGTCCTCCGGCCCGCTGATGCCCTCCTCTGCGCCTGGGCAAAGCCCCTGGCCGGCTCCCCAATTCGCGAACCTGATCGCCTCGCGGATCAGATCAACCATCTCGTCAGTCACGTGCATCGTCGCCTCCGGTGGTGAGGGCGTTGTGAGCCTGCCACCACGCGCTGTTGATGTTGGATTGGGCAGCAGCGCCGGCACCTCGTCGGTGGCGCTCGTGAGCGCGACTGTCTGCTTAGACATGGGCTACCTCCGGTGAGATGATGCCGTGGACGGCCGCCATCTGGGTGCCGATGCGCAGCACCCAAGCGGTCTGGATTTCAGCGAGCCGCGCTTTGACGCGAGCGTCGGCAAGGTCGGCAAAGCCGGTGCCGG